TTAATATAAATAACCAGAAAAATAACCAATAATTTGCCTTCTTATCTATATGCTTTGTTTTTCCAACAATGCGTTGCGAGGTTTTTGTATTGGTCATCCCTATAGAGTCTTTTTGAATGATACTAGACTCTTTTTTATTATTTATATATAAAGTATTAGTTTTATTTTTTTTTATCGTTAAAACAACATTTTTATAACTCTTTCCGTCAACTATAATTTCTTTACATGAGTCAATTGGAGTTATAGTAATCTCACAATTATCTGTAGTTGTGTTTATATTTGTAGAGTCCATTTTTTCTTTAGTTTCTACTGTTTTAACTAAAGACTTTGTCTCTACAATACTATCCTTCTTAATATCAATCTTATCGACCTGTACCTGTCTACTAGCACAACTAAATAAAAATAAACTAACTAAAATATATATTGGCTTCATTAATTCTTCTTCTTGTTAATCCTGAAACTTCTTTTTTGTTTACCTTATTCCACTTTTTAAATTCTAATGCTATAGAAGTATCATTGTGGTTCTTGTTTACTTTTTTTAATATTGTAGAACTTGCGAAATTACCTGTTCCAATATTATAAGCTAAAGAAACTAATGCGTTAAATTGATTCTGATTTAAAGGACTTGTAACTAATTTAGATACCTTACTAGCAAATCTATCTGCAATTGTTTTAAATATCTCTAGTGCTTGGTGCTTTGTTATTTCTTTATCTAGCATTGTCACGCGTTTACCGTCACTGTAGTAAGTCGATCCGTATCCAATGGTAGGTATTTTAGCACTACATAAATATGGCTTAGCACTAAAGCCTTCGAATTCAGTTATAAGCAAATATCCGCTACTGTTCAGTTTCATCATTCTTACTTTTTTCCATTAGATGCCATCTGCGTAATGTGTAACCAGTTGCTATAATGAAAGCTAACACTTTCATTGTGGCGTCAACATCTGCAAAAGAAATCGCAAAATATGTTCCTGTCAATAGTGATAATTTTAAATCTAAAAAATACTGTTTCATTTCCTTAATCTCTCAACTATATTAGTAATTCCCTCAATACCAATATAAGCAGTGGCAATAACAACCCAGTCAGATGACGTTAATGTTCCGCTAAATAATCCTCCACAAGCTATTAGAAAAACTAATAACTTTCTAGAGATCCATTTACTTAATATAATATCAAATTGCTCCTTACTCATTACCAAAGAGCTACTACACCACGAACATTACCTGATGATGATACTATTTCAGTAACTATAAATGGAAGTATTATTCCTGGTAAAACATTACGAAATGTAATCTCATCTCCAGATAAATTTTTAACTACAATATTATTAGACTCATCTGCTAGTCCAATATATAAATGACACCCTGAATTAATTTCTCCAGACACAGAAGGTATTAAACCTGTAAACTCATCAGATAAATTTAAACCTCTAAGGTAATTTGTTTTTATTACGTTCATAATATCTTATTTATTAATAAATTAGGATTGTTTAGTTTAGCTTTTCTAGCAGCACATCCACAATCTTTTCCTGTTTTTTTAGCAACAGCATCTACTACAGTTTTTATTCCTGTAGCTTTTGTTACTTTTTCTATTGCGTTACCTAATAACATAATTATTTCTTTTTAACCCTTAATAAAGTCTTAGTTCCAGGCATTTTTTTTACTACTTTCTTTGCGTCATTCATCATCATCATTGATTTAGACGAACAAACTTCTTTTCCTTCAATAATTTTTTTCATATTTTTTTATTTAGCAGTTTCTACAAGTTGTTCCTTTGTTCTTACCTGTGTCTATAGAACCTTCTGAACCTTTAGATTGGTTTTTAGCTGATTGAGCTTTTGTTCTCTCATCAAGTTTAGTGTACCATTCATTAAAAGATTCTCCAGGTTTTTTAGTTTCTTCGTAAGATTTTTTATATATAATTTCTTTTTTTTGTTCTTTTGTAATAGGAGTAACTTTTTCTGTAATTTTAGCAAGAGGAGCACTTGGCTTCATGGTATCTGTTTTGCCTGCAGGAGTAAGAGGAGCTACAGATGTAAACTCTCTTGAACCTGAAGTTGTTTTTGATACAGGAGTTACTATTTTTTTAGGAGCAGTAGTAGTTTTTTTAGATCCAACAGACGATATAGTAGGAGAAGATCTTCTAGGAGCAGTAGTAGTTCCACTAGTAGATCTAGTCGTAGGTTTAGAAGACATTGATGTATCACTCCATGAGTGCTTATAGGTTACAGCTCCAGTATCTGGATCTACAGTCTTAGTCTTTATAATTGGATCACCTGTTTTTGTTCCATTTTCTTGAGCTGCTCTTTTATCAGCTATAGCCTTTAAGGCTGAATTTCTCATTGGTATATTTTCCATTATTTCTTCTTTTTTGTTTTTCCAGCAACGCTAAGAGCAATAGCTATAGCTTGTTTCTGTGGTTTACCTTGTTTCATTTCAGTTCTAATATTTGAACTAATAGTTTTCTGACTACTTCCCTTTTTTAGTGGCATCTCCTTGTTTTTTAATGTTACCCTTTAGATAAGACATCTTCCCATCTAAAGATTTTTTAGAATCCCATTTTTTAGCTAAAGCTATCGTCTTTTTTAATGACATGATTATTTGTTTTATCTTTGCAAAGATATAAAATATAATCTAATGGAATTTAGTTCAAAACTACGCAAAAACTACGATCGAAACGAACCTAAATACGACTACCTAAAATACTACAGGGTCGTTCGTTATTGGGTTAAGGCAAAGTATGGTCTTGGAACATCAGACCTTGATATGATATCCTTCCTATACACACAAAAACTCTTCAACAGGGCAGACTTCAAAGAATATGAGTGCATCTTCACATGGGATGTGAATCGGTTCCAGAGATTACTCAAGGAGGGATGGATCTCTGTATGGAGAGAGCGTAAGGGTGGTGAGGGTGCACTATACGAGGTGTCTCACAAGGGTAAACTACTGATGGTCAGCGTGTACAAGAAACTAAATGGTGAGGAGCCAATATCTGAAGCTCAGCAGAATAATCCACTGTTCAATACCAACGTGTCCTATACAGATAATATGTATAAGAGGGTTATAAAAACAATGAACCGAAACTATGCAGAAAGAAGAAGGCTGAAGAAGATAGAAGAAATCGCCTATCAAAAACAGCCTCATGTTATTCAGAAACGTGCCGCTAGAGGACTACCACCACATCCCTTTCTTGAATTATAGTGTATGGCATGTTATCTATAAGCATCGTGTATCCAGCGTTCTTATCGTAGTAGATAAGATCGCCATCACTCACACACTCTACTGTGGTCCCTGGCTTAATAACCTGTCCCTTCTTATACCTAAATTTCTCAGCATCACTGCCAGTAAGCAGCAGACCAGAGTCAGTTTTAATCTGTTCATCTATCGTTGTAATTACTATGTACTTATTTATTGGTTTCATTATGCTCGTGTCATTGTTATTATAGCGTTAGTACTCAATATAGTGGTCGCTACACTCACCGCATTCTTCAAGGCGTTCTTGGTAACCTTCAGTGGATCAATAACACCCATCTTAAACATGTCACCGTATCTCTCGTTCTTAACATCGTACCCCCAGTCCTTCTCAAACTGAAGCTCCATAACGTCATATCCATCCTTACCTGCATTGGTCATGATCTGTAGCAACGGTGCCTGTACTGCCCTTGCTATGATATGCATCGCAGCGTACTCGTTAATACTAATATCCTCAACAGTGTCATCAGCATCCGCAATGATACTATAAGACTCACTGAACAGAGCCAATCCACCACCTGGCAGGATACCCTCCTCCAACGCTGATCTCACAGCACACACAGCATCATCAACCCTGTCCTTACGCTCCTTCTGCTCAAGGTCTGAGTTACCACCCACGTAGATAACACCAATGCTACCTGTCAAACTGGCAATACGTTGCTTGATAAAGTCCTTATCTCCCTTACGGTCCGAACTATAGTAAGCCTCCCAAAGCTGAGCAACTCTCTCCTTGATCTCATCGCTGATAATCTCTGATCTAACAATCACCGTGCTATCTC